TCATCTCCGCCACGGCGGGAAAGCTGTCGCCGGCGCCGCGGATCTGCAGCAGCGAGCGCATTTCCGAGCCGATGCAGAAGGCGTCGACCCCGGCGCCGGCCTGCGCCGAGGCGGCGCAGAGGGCGGCGTAGTGCAGGATGAAGCGGCGGTAGCTCCATTCGGTGGGGCCGGAATAGCTGACCGCGCCGCCCGAGACGCTGAAATCCGCGGCCTGCGCAGTGCCGAAGAAGGCCGCGACCTGGGATTCGGCGGCGGCGCTGCGATCGGGGGTGCCGGGCTGGCCGGGGGCCTTGGCCAGCGTGATGCGGCCGCGCCAGGGCAGCGCCGGCTGGTCGGCGGCGTACGGNCNACGGATCGGGCAGGTCCGTTGCCCGCCAGCTGGTCCATCAGCAGGAAGGGATAGAAGGTCACCTTGTGGCCGGCGTCGTTCAGCGCCGCGATCGACTGCAGCACCGAGGCGTCGGCGGGTGTTCCGCCATACGGACCGGGTTGCCCGGCGAGTCGTCGGGGCAGGGGTCCTGGGCCCTCGGCCCGCGACAGGTCGGCGACGCGCCACGGCTGCTCGCGCCCGTCGCGGTCGGCGAATTCGACCTTGGGCTGCACCGCGCACTGGCCGCAGCGCAGGTCGCTGCCGAACCAGGCGGCGATAAGCAGGCTGGATTTCGCCTGCGGCAGTTCGGCGCCGAGGGCGGCCAGCGCGCTGGGGAAATCCGCCTCGCCCGAGGGGGAATGGGCGTTGGACTGGGTGTCGCCCTGACTGGCCGAGAGGGAATTGCCGGGGTCGAAAGGATCGTCCGAGGCATTGCCGCTGAGCCGCACCTTGTCGGTGGCGAGCGCGTATTCGCCGGCGCCGGGCAGCCAGGCCACGCCCTGCACCGCCTCCTGCAGGGTGCTGACGCCCTCGGCCTGCGCGGCGCGGATCACCTCGAACGACAGGTTCGGCAGGCGGTTGCCATAGGGACCGAGGTCCAGGTCCTCGATCACCAGATAGGCGGTGCCGCGATAGGCCGGCGCCCTGCCGGCGCCCTCGACCGCCTCGATCCTGGGGTCGGGCTGCTGGTCCGGCGTGCCGGTGTAGAGGCGCAGGTTCAGGTCGCTCGGGGCGATCTCGTCGCCATAGGCCCAGATCCGGCCGATGCCGGTGATCTCGCCCTCGCAGAGCGCGATGGCGACGCTGACGACATAGCGCGATTCCTCGGTGACCCGGGGCCCGAGCCCGCCCTTGGTGCGCCGCGAACGGCCCGGGATCTCCTCGAAGCGCGAGGCCCAGATGACGTGGCCGGCGGTGCGCATCCGGCCCCAGAGGCGCGGCAGCGGCACGCCCTCGCCGGCGCCGGTGATCTGCAGCCGCTGGATCTGCGCGGTATCGACGCTGCCCGAGCCGAGACCCAAGAGCCGCTGGTCGATCAGCCGCCCGAGCGTGGCGCCGATGGCGCGGCCGATCACCAGACCCGACAGGCCCAGCACCGCACCGCCGACATTGGCGCCGATCGCCGCACCGGCGGCGGACAGAAGGAGGGTCGCCATCGGATGACTCCTTTCAACTCAGGTCAGGTCGAAGCGCGCGACGATTCGGCGCGCCCAGGGTCGGCTCAGCGGGCTCTCGACGACGCCGTGGCCGCTGTAGGCATGGACAAAGCGGGGCGCGTCGCCGGCGAGGGTCAGCACGCCCAGGTGTTTCGCGACCGAGCGCGCGCGCATCCGGAACAGCAGCACGTCGCCCGGCGTCAGCGGCCCGTCGACCGGCCGCAGGTGGCGCGCGAGGCCCTGCCACAGCGCCTCGGCACGCCCCGCCTCGGCCCAGTCGGGGCCATAGGCGGGCAGCGCCTCGGGCTCGGCGCCGTGCAGCGCCCGCCACAGGCCCCGCACCAGCCCGAGGCAATCGCAGCCGGCGCCCCGGACCGAGGCCTGGTGGCAATAGGGCGTGCCGATCCAGCGCCGCGCCTCGGCCACCAGCGCCGCGCGGGCCTCAGCCATGGCCGAGGCTGCCGCCGTCGTTGATGCCGTCGACGCGCGGCGTCGCCTGCAGCCAGTCGTCCGAGGGCACATGCGGGAAGCCCTGGAAATTCACCTGGTTGAGGAACTTCAGCCGGCAGGTCTGAAAACGCTTGTCGCAGCCGGCCTCCAGACGGACCCGGTCGCCCGGGGCGGGCTGGAACCCCGGCGCCGCCCAGAGGTGCAGGCGGCGCCGGGCGCCGGCCTGTTCCTCGCGCCGGACCGGCGCCGTCATTCCGGCCGCCGCACCATCGAGGAACCGCGCGGCGCCATCGACGAACCAGTTGGCGGCGAAGTCGGGGAGGCTCGGCGATCTCCAGTACCGAGCCGCCCTCGGCCACCGCGAGCAGCGGCACCTCGGCGTAAAAGCCGGGCTGGTCGAGGTCGAAGCCGCAGCGCGCGTCGCCCAGCACCGCCGGGCAGAGCGCGCCGAACACCCGTCCGCCGGTCTTGGACAGCGGCTCGGTCAGGCCCCTGAGTTCCGCCTTGAAGGCCCGGTCCAGCCGGGTGATCGCCCCCAGCGAGCCGCGAAACAGCACCCGCCGCCAGTCGGTGTCGGTCCAGTCGACCTCCCAGATGGTCAGGGCCGCACCATCGTAGAGGCCGGCGAGGATGTCGGCCTCGGTCAGCGCGGCATCGGACAGCGCGCCCGCGGCCTCGGTGTTGTCGACCGCGAGCCCGGTGCCCTGCATGATGGCGCTGGCGGTCATGCCGGTGCCGGCGCGAAAGGCGATGCCGTCGAAGGCCAGGTCGCGGTCGTGGTCGGTGAAGCCCAGGATCGTCCCGTCGTCGCGGGTCAGCGCCCAGGCGCGGGCGCGGGTGGTGGTGCGCTCGCTCATTGCCGCACCTCGATCACCGGCACCTTGGGCACGTCGCCGGCGCGGAAACTGGCCACCGAGACCTGCACGAGGTCGGTATCAAAGCGCACCGGCACGTCAAACTCGCAGCCCATGGTGATCTCGGCGCCGACCCCGGGCGGGGTGTCGAAGGTGACCAGGCCGGTGGCGTAATCCAGCGTCCAGCCGAGACCCTCGAGGATCTCGGTGCCGCCCAGCGCCATCCGGACCGTGCCGAGGACGGGCTTGGTCACCATGCGCGCCGTCGACCAGTCGCCGGAGCGATAGGTCTTGGCCAGCGGAAACGCCCGCGTGGTGCCGTCGCCATAGCCGAGCGACTGGTCGAGCGGCGAGACCTCGGCCGAGGAACGGCAGGTCTTGAAGTCGGCCCAGTCCTTCCAGCGGAAGCCGTGCAGCCGGCCCTGCCGCGCCTCGAAGAAGGCGATCAGCACCTCGACATCGTCGAGCGAGCGCAGGCCGAGGCCGGCGTCGTAGCGCCGCCGCGCCTGCGCCCAGGGGGTGTTGCGCTCTTCGAAACCGTTGGCGAGGGTGACGATCTCGGTGCGGCGCTCGGGCCCGCCCAGCGAGCCGAAGCTCAGGTTGACGGGGAATCGGATCTCGTGAAACGCCATGTCAGTAGTTCCTCTGCCCCTGCGCCAGCAGCCGCTGCATCTGCGCGGCGATCTGGCTCTGGCTGCGCTGGAAGCCGGTGACGTCGGGGGTGGTGACGTTGATCACCACGTTGACCGATCCGCCGCCGGCGCCGCGCACGCCCAGCTTGCCGTCCGCGCCCCGGGCCAGCGGCAGGATCGCCTCGGGCCCGGCCTCGCCCATCAGCCCGCTGCCACCGCGCATCGGGAACGAGACCGGCGACGAGACCACGCCGCCCTGCGCGAAGGGCATCACCCGGCCCTGGCTGAACGAGGCGCCGTTGGCGAAGGGCAAGGCACCGCCCAAAAGGCCGCCGATCGCCGAGGACAGCGCCCCGCCCAGCGCCGATTGCACCGGCCGCTTTGCCGCCGAATAGATCGCGTCGCTGATCGAGCGGCCGAGCTGGCTCATCGCGTCCGAGAGCCGCAGCCCGTCGAACACCACGCCGTCGAAGGCGCGCCTGAGCCCGGTGCCCAGCGAGCGCGACAGGCCCGCCATCTCACGGTTGGTCTCGCCCAGGTTGCGCCCCATCTCGGCGAGACCGGAATCGAAGGCCTCCACCCTGTCCGAGGTCGCCCCGATCTGCGCTTCCAGCTCGGCCAGCTGCGCGTTCAGTTCGTCCAGCGTCGCCATCGCCCGTTCCCTTCGTGTCTCGCCCCGGATCGCCCGTCGCGGGCCGATCCGGGAACCGCTTGAGCAGCGCGTCCAGCCGCGCCCGCGTGAACCCGTTCCGGGCCGCGTCGTCGCGGCCCAGCATGATCATCAACTCGGCCGGGGTGAGCGCCCAGAATTCGGAAGGGCGCAGGCCCAGCCCGTGCATCCCGGCCCGCATCAGCCCCGGCCAGTCGAGCCCGCTCACGCCGCCTCTCCCTGCCCCGGGACGCTGAACGCCCGCGCCAGCAACAGCCCGGCGACCCGCGCCGCCTCGACCGGGCCGCCCGCGATCTCGGCCGCCAGCAGCGCCGAGGCGGGTAGCGGATGGCCGCCGCCGTGCAGGCCGGCGAGGATCAGCGCCATCACGTCGCGGGCCCGGAAGCGCCCGCTTTCGAAGCGTTCGACCAGCGCCACCAGGCTGTCGGCCTGCAACGCCTCCTCGAGTTCGGCCAGCGCGCCGAGCGTCAGCTTCAGCACCCGCCGCTGGCCGTCGAGCACCAGCGCCACCTCNCCCGCCTGCGGATTCGCCATCAGACCGGCTCGCCGGTGCCGACGATGACGCCCGGCTGGTCGCCGCCGTCGCCGACATAGTCGAGCGGCGCGAACGCCGGCGTGGGCGCCGCGACGAAGTCGAGCGCCCCGGCCGAGGCCATCGACATCTCGTAGGTCGCCTCGCCGTTGTAGGTGCCGGCGTATTCGATGGCGGTGATCTGGAACGGGCCCTCGACGGTGCCGAAATCGGGGATCACCACCTGGAAGGTCGGGATCTCGCCGTTGAAGAACACCGCCCGGGCGCGTTCGTCGGTGGCCGCGTCGCGGAACACGCCCGAGCCCGACAGCGTCGCCGCCTTGACCCCGGCGCCGGCCAGCAATTCGCGCCAGCCGCCGGTGGAATCGAGGCTGGTCACGTCCACCGTCTCGGCGTTGAAACTGATGCGCGTGGCCCTCAGGCCCGCGATGGTCTCGAACTGACCGCCGCCGGTCATGTCGAGTTTGATCAGAAGATCCTTGCCGCTTTGCACAGCCATGACGGCCACTCCTCTCGATGAATGTCAGATCTCGACGCGCACGCGAAAGCGCAGGTCGATGCGTCGCACGGCGTTGCCCTCGGCCCGCCGCGCCTGCGCCTGGTAAAACCAGATCGCCACCACCCGGCCGGTGGCGAGCACCGGCAGCGCACCCGGCAGGATTTCGGCGATCCGCGCCGCGGCAGCCTTGGCGGTGGCGAAGCCCGCGGCGTCCGAGACCACCTGCACCAGCACGCGGTGTTCGGCCCCGGGGCCGGTCGCGTCCGAGCGGTCGATCACGTCTTCCTCGCCGATCACCCCGTAGGTGCCCTGCGGCGTGCCGGGGGGCGGCGCGTCGAAGATGCCGCCGGGCAACAGTCCCGCCAGCGTCGCGTCGCCGTTCAGCAGGTCATAGAGCGCCACCTGCACGGCGCTGGCGGATTGGTAACTCATGCCGGAACCTCCTCGCGGGCGGCGCAGACCAGGAAGGCGCCCGCCGCATCGGCCTCGCTGACCGCGAGGATGGTGAAGATCCGCGCCCCCTCGCGCAGGCGCTGGTCGGGGCGCGGGCGTTGCGGGCTGCCCTGGGGGGCGGCGCGCAGGTAGATGCGGAACAGCATCCGGCCCTCGGGGGCGATCGGCCCGCGCCGCTCGCTGCCCGACCCCGGGCGCAACTCGCACCAGAGCGTGCCGAGAACCGACCAGTCGGTGGTGTAGCCGCCGGCGCCGTCGGGGCTGGTGGCGGCTTCCTCCAGCACCATCGGCCGGGTCAAAGCATAGGCCATCACCGCGGCCCCCCGGCGCCGAGCCGCACCGGCACCCAGCGCTGGATCAGCGCCACCACCGGCCCGGGCACCGGATCGGCCCCGGTGCGGCCCTGGTAGAACTGCGCCGCCAACAACAGCACGGCCTGCCGCAGATCGTCGGGCACCGCGTCCCAGACGGCGCCGAAACCGGCGGTGAAGTCGATCTCGACCCTGCCGTTGCCCGGCACGTTCGGCAGCACCGCGCCGGTCGCCAGGATCTGCGGGCGGTGGGTATCGACCACCAGCCGCCAGGCGGCGGCATCGGCCACCTCGCTCGCGCCGCCGGCATCGACCAGCGTCACCGAGGCCACGGCGGTCACCGGCGCCACCGGCAACGCCTGCGCGTCGGCCCAGCGCCAGCGCGGCAGGATCAGCTTGAAACCGCGGCTCAGCAGCGCCTTGCCGGTGCGCCCCTCGATGGTGGCGATGGCGGCGCGCAGGTAATGCACCAGCAGCGGATCGCCGGTCGCCTCGTCGGCAAAGCCGGTGCCCAGCCGCAGATGCGCGCGGAACGCCGCCACCGGCAGGTCGCCATCATCCACCACGCTGGTCTCATACAGGTCCATGCTTGCCTCCAGACGTTCCGAAATGGCCGGCTGACCGGCGCAGGCGCGCCCCCGCACCGCTCGCACGGAGGGGAGCAGCCGGACGATGCGGGTGGATCGGCCTTGCGCCTCACCCGCGCGCCTGCGCCGCCATCGGACCGGCCCCAGGAAGGGACCGGCCCAATCCAGGGCCGCTTACGAGGCGGCGAACTTCAGCAGCTTGATCGCCGAGAAATCGGTGACGTCGCCGCCGACCCGCTTGGTGGCGTAGAACAGCACGTGCGGCTTGGCGCTGAACGGATCGCGCAGCACGCGCAGGTCCGGGCGTTCGGCGATCGTGTAGCCCGAGCGGAAGTCGCCGAAGGCGATGGCATGGGCGTTGGCGGCGATGTCGGGCATGTCCTCGGCGATCAGCACCGGGTAGCCCATCAGCCGCGCCGGTTCGCCCGACGCGAGGCCGTCGGACCACAGGAAGCGGCCGTCGGCATCCTTCATCTTGCGCACCGCGCCGGCAGTCTTCGAGTTCATCACGAAGGCCGCGTTGGCGCGGTAGCCGGCGTCCAGCGCATAGACCAGGTCGACGATGGCATCGGCCGGGTTGGTGCCGTCGAAATCGCCCGCCGCGCCGGTGGCGACATAGCCCAGCTGGCCCCAGGTCTCGGTGCCGTTGGCGACGATGGTATGCGCCAGGAAGCCCTTCGGCTGGTCGGTGCCGGTGCCGGCGATGAAGGCCGCCGCCTCGGCGCGGGCGAATTTCATCGCGATGCGCTCGGCCAGCCAGCCCTCGACGTCGAAGGCACTGTCCTCCAGCAGCCGCTGCGAGGCCTTCGGCATCGCCGACAGCTCGTGCAGCTTGATCGAGATGCGGTCGATCGCCGCCGAGCCGGTCTCGGTGAGGGTCGAGGCCTCGTTTTCCCAACCCGAACCGACGTCGCCGTGGTCCACCAGCACGTCGAACGAGCCGGCTTCGACCTGCACGACATTGGCGATGGCGCGGATCGAGGCCGAGGCGTCGAGCACCGCGTGGATGCGGTCCGAGGTCTGCGGATCGACCAGATAGCCGCCTTCCGAGTTGACTGCGGTGTTCAGCCCCTTGCCTTCCAGCACGAGGCCGCGCAGCCCGTCGTCGTCGCCCTGGCGCACGTAGGCGTCAAACGCCTTGAGATGCAGGCCCTCGCCCGCGTCGGCCTGCGCCAGCACGGGGCGGGCGGTCCTGGTGGTGAATTTGCGGTCCAGCATGGTCAGTCGCTCGTCCTGTTCTTTCAGATTGCCCGTCACGTCGGCGCGGAAGGTCTTGATTTCGGTCACGAACCCTTCCAGTGCCGCCTTCAGTTGCGCCGCCTCGCCCCAGGGCTCCCGCGGTGCGTCCTTTTCCTGGCCCATTTGGGTCCGGCCCGGAAAATCGCTGCTCATCGCATCCATCCTTTCATGGTTGCCATTCTGCGGGAGCCCGCAGGCGGCCCGCCCCGATCCGCGCGCCCGAAGGCGCCCGGAATCCCGTTCAGCCCTTCAGCGCCCGCCGCGCCGATTCGATGCCGCGGGCGAATTCCGCCATCAGCGAGACGTCCGACTTGGCCGAGGCGCGGGCGATCGGCAGCATCGGGAAGGTCACCAGCGAGACCTCCCAGAGTTCCAGCTCGACCAGCTTGCGCCCGCCCTCGGGCAGCTTCTCGGCCCGGAGCGTGCGGTAGCCGATCGACAGCCCGTCCACCGCCCCGGCCGCCATCAGCGCCGCCGCCTCGCGGCCCCGGGCGACCTCGGTCAACAGCCGCCCCCTGACGCGCAGCCCGTGCGCATCCTCGGCCACCTCGTCCCAGACGCCGATCGGCTGGCTCTGGTCGTGCTGCCACAGCATCCGCACCCGGCCACCGGCCTCGGCCATCCGCTTGAGCGAGGCGGCGTAGGCGCCCGGCAGGACGATGTCGCCGCCGCGGTCGCGGATGCCGAATACCGAGGCATAGCCCTCGATCCCCGAACCCCCGGTCAGCACCACCCCCGGCTGGCTCGCCGGCGCGTGGAATTTCGTCTCCAGATCCTGCATGACGCCTCCTCAGTACCGCATCGCCGCGAAGGCCAGCGCGCCATGCACCAACACCCCCGAGGCCACCCCGTAGACCGCCAGCCACAGCCGTTTCTCCAGCCGCTCCAGCCCTTCCTCGATCCTGGTCAGCCGGTATTCGAGCCCCGCCCGCCGCTCCTCGTCGACCCGTTCCTGGGCGTCGATCCGGGCCTGGGCGAGGTCGAAGCTGTCGTAGAGAAACCGCGACCCGCCGACCGTCTTGCGCTGTGGGCTCGCCATGCTGCCGCCCCGCTCACCCGGCCCTCGGCGGCAGGCCCAGCATGGCGCGCTTCTCGGCCTCGGTCAGGAAGTCGGCCTCGGCCACCCGGCGCCATTGCGTCTCGCGTTCAATGGCCAGCGCCGGCACCTGGTCGAGATCGGGCTTCAGCGTCACCTCGACGCCGGCGAAGACCGACAGCCAGTGCGCCAGCGCCTCGGTCACCTTCGAGGCCAGCGGCAGCACCGTCAGCCGGTAAAAGCCGCGGTTGGCCTCCTGGTAATTGGCATAGGTGGCGTCGCCGGGGATCCCCAGCAGCATCGGCGGTACACCGAAGGCCAGCGCGATCTCGCGCGCGGCGGCTTCCTTGGTCTGGTGGAATTCCATGTCCGAGGGCGAAAAGCCCATCGGTTTCCAGTCCAGCCCGCCCTCCAGCAGCATCGGCCGGCCGGCGTTGCGGGCGCCCTGGTGGTGCATCTCCATCTCGGCCTGCAGGCGTTCGAACTGGTCGTTCGACATCGTCCCCTGGCCGTCGGCGCCCTTGAAGACGATGGCACCCGAGGGCCGGGCGGCGTTGTCGAGCAGCGCCTTGGACCAGCGCGAGGCCGAATTGTGCACGTCGACCGCGGTCGCCGCCGCCTCGATCGGCGACAGCCCGTAATGGTCGTCGAGCGGGTGGAACGAGCGGATGTGGCAGATCGGCCCTTCGCCCTCGTGCATCTGGAAGCGATGCTTGCGCCCGTTCACCGCGTAATCGTAGGCGGCCGGCCAGCCGTCCGGCCCCGGCACCACCGACATGCGGTCCGAGCGCAGCACGTGCAACTCGCCCGGCAGGCCGCCGTCCGGGTCCGACGCCGCCTCGACATAGGCGTTGCCCGACAAGAGGAGCTGGGCATAGACCGCCTCGAAGAACTCGGCCCGGCCCTGCGCCGGGTTGGGGCGCCGCAGCAGCGCCAGCAGCGGATGCGTGTCATAGCGCTGCTCGGCATCCTGCAGCACCAGCGGCAAGGCCGCCGCCGCCTCGGAGATCATCCGCACCACGCGAAAGCCGACCGGGTTGCCCTGAAAGCCGGCGCGGGTCAGCGACACCGCGTCGCGCGCCGTCCAGCGAACCTGGCTGACCGGTTGCAGGGCCGCCAGCTTGCCGAAGCCGCCGCCGAAGGAGCCGGCATTCAGCGGCCCCACCGCCGAGGCCTTGGCCTCGGGCGCCGTCGCCGGCTTGCGAAAGAAATCGAACATGCCTCTGCCTCCTTGTCGCGCGGTGCCGGACGAGCCGGCGCCTCGGCCTTGGCTGGGGTTTATCGCGCCCAGGTCTTGCGATCCTGCGGAGCCACCGCGCGGTGCCCCCGGCGCCGCGCAACGGCGACAAGAAAAGGGGCCCCGCAGGGCCCCTTTCCGGTCAGATCACCCGCGCGCGGGGACTGCGCCAATGTTCGGCGGGATCGAGGATCAACTCGCGGATCGCCCAGACCAGCGCGTCCAGCCGGTCGGGGCTGCCGATGCCCCGGAAGCCCTGCGGCGTCATCTGCGCCATCTGTTCCTCCAGCGCGCCGAGGCCGGGCAAGTGTTTCACCCGCCCCTGCTCGTAGAGCGCCGCCACCGGCTCGGCCCGCGCCGCCTTGCCCTGCACCGCGTGCACCGACTTCACCGGCACCAGCGGATCGACCTGCCTGAGCACGTTGGCCACCAGGTTGCCGCCCTGGTTGACCTCGGCCACCAGCCTTTCGGCGCCGTGCCGCTGCATCGCCGCGATGGCCGCCTTTGCCCAGTCGGTGGGGCTGGTCGCCTTGACGCTGGCGTCCTCGAGCACCACGGCGCGCCAGTCTTCCACCGCGCCGTCGGTCACCGCGCCGACGACGACGATGCCGCACAGGTCCGAGCCGGTCTTGCCGCTGACCGCCGGGTCCACCGCCACCACCACGCGGCTGAACGCCGGCGCCGCGTCGATGCGGCAGGCGTCGAGCAGCGATTGCGGGAACAGCGTGCCCTCGACATCGTCCAGCAGCACGCCTTCCAGCTCCTGCCGGCCGAGCCGCGAGCCGCCGTAGCGTTCCTCGACCTCGGCCAGGAACGAGGCGGCCAGAAAGGCCCGGTTGGCCTGCGTCGGCGCCCGCGTCACCACCGTCGAGGGCAGCGCCAGCACCCTTCTCAGCACGCCCTGCGCGCGCGGCGTCGTGGTCACCACGCAGCGCGGATCGTCGCCCAGCCGCAGCGCGAATTGCAACTGGTCCCAGGCCTCGTCGGATTTCTTCCACTTGCCCAGTTCGTCGGCCCAGGCGGCGTCGAACTGCGGGCCGCGCAGCGATTCGGGTTCGTGCGCCGAGAACAGCTGCGCCACCGCGCCGTTGGGCCACACGAGGCGGCGTCGCCCGGCCTCCCACACCGCCCGCCGGTCGGGGGGCGAGGCGGCGAGGATGCCGCTTTCGCCGAACACCATCACCTCGCGCGCCTGATCCAGCGTCTCGCCGACCAGTGCCACGCGGCGCGCCCGGCCGGGATCGCGCGGCCCCGCGCCCTCGACCTGGGCGCGCACCCATTCGGCGCCGGCCCGGGTCTTGCCGGCGCCGCGCCCGCCCATGCAAACCCAGGTGCGCCAGTCGCCTTCCGGCGCCACCTGGTGCGGCAGCGCCCAGAAGTCGAAGAGCCACGGCAGCGCCAGAAGCGCTGCATCACTCAGCCCCGCCAGGAAATCCTCCCGCAC